ATCTGGGCTGCGCTAGCCGATAAGCGCAGCGTGTCGGACATTGCCCAGGAGGCACTTAAATGATGACGTGGCGCGAACTGTTGGTGAACCTACCAACGATGTCAGAAGACCAAGTAAAGCAGATGCTGGATACGGAGTGCGCCGGGGCTCGGCGCCTGACCATCATGCTGCGCCTGCACCAGCGTTACTGCACCATCCGTATGGAGCGCGAGCGTCGGGAGATGCTGGCGTGAGCGATACGGTCAACCATCCACCGCACTACACCGCAGGCGGCGTTGAGTGCATCGACGCGCTGGCGGCGGCCACCGTCGGTCTGGAGGGCATCGAAGCGGTCTGCACCGCCAACGCCATCAAGTACCTGTGGCGCTGGAAGCGCAAGGGCGGGGTCGAGGACTTGCGGAAGGCCCGCTGGTACCTCGACCGGCTGATTAGCCTCTCCGCAGTACCTCAATTGCCGAAATAATCGCGGCAACGGCGCTCCCGATAGCGGGGAGCGCCTCGGGCGAGATGTGCAGACCAATAACGCCCGCGAACAGCGCTAGTCCGCGCCAGGTGCTAGGTTCTTTAGCCCGGTCGATGAAGTACTGCATGACGCCCCCTTACGGTAGGTTGATGAGGTTCTCAGCAATGCGCCGGGACCAGCCTTTGCCAAACCGACCAAACGTCTCTAGCTCGGTCATGAATTTGAGGCGCTGGCCGTTGAATACTGCGGCCAATTTGTAGGGGTCCATTGCCACTACAGCGCTTAAGGTCTTGTGGCCGATGACACCATCGTCCGCGACGCCCACCGCGCGCTGGAGCCATTTAACAGCCTGCCGGACACCGCTATTGACCGCCGCGTCGAACACAGCAAAGCGAACGTGTTTTGGCAGTTCGTCGGCGTGGACGACGTCCCAGAAGTCGCGGTGGTAGATGGCTTGGGCGCGCGCCAGCGTCAGGCCGGCGATGTCCTCACCCGGATAGGCGCGCTTGGATATGCCGTACTTTGTCTCGCCTCCGGGGTCTTTCGGGTCGTTGACGTAGCCGCCTTCGTGCCCGATGAGTACTTTGAATGCGTCTTCAAACGTCATTTGTCTACCTTTGAATCAAGTTTGTCAAAAATACGGGTCAGCATTTCTTTCACTTCGCGGATGTCTGAACGGTAATCTTCGCGGGAAATGTAAGTGCGAGGGATTTCTTCGCGGAGCTTAGAAAGGTCTGCACGGAGTGCAATGCTGGCCTCCCACACGGAGCGGCCAAACCATCCAATAATTGCCATCACAACGCCAAGGATGATGTTAAAAAGGGTTTGGTAATCCATCATTCACTTTCTCGTTTACTTCCGCCGCTCGTTACCATTATCCCACTCAATGCTCCTGTTAAAAATGTAGCGATGGGAGTTACCAATTTAAAAAATTCAGCATCATTTGGAGCTTGCGAATCGATGGGCTGAGTTACGAAAATTAATGAAAATAAAACCGCTGCGATGATGCCAACCATTGTTATTGCTAACGTCAATCCAACAATAAAGCGAAGACGCGCATCAAGCTCTGCGGGCGTCAATCGCTGGGTTGTTTTTTCTATGGATTGTTTGTCTGATTGCGCTTCGTTAGTTGGTCTGGGCATGTTCCCGTCGCTTCACAAAATGGCTTTTGGCAATCTTCGTTTTTCCAATTCTTTGGATTTTGGCATGGATAGCGGAAATCCCCGTCGTATCCGCAACCACTAACCATCGAGATTAGAATCAACGATAACGTCGTTGTGGCGATGAGCGTGACCCAAGTGCTTAGGCGGTCACGGGGGGTCACTACGGCGCTCCGAGTTGGTTGGTGTTACTGGCTGCGGTGAGTGCGTTAAGTATTGCTGGAACGCCTGATGAAGTCTTCTTGGCTGCGGTGGCCGCCAGGTTAGCGTCACGCGCGTTCTGAAGAGCCCGTGCGATGGCGCCTGAATCTAACAGCTCGCGACCAATTTGGTCGGCGAGTTTGCCTTCTACGCGCTGACGCAAAAACCGGTTGATGTTGTTGTACAAAATTTCGGCGGTAATGCCCACTGGAATTTTGATAGGGCCGCTGGCGCCGATGCTCATGCCAGACTCAGGCACGCCGCTGCCAAACCGCACCAGCTTTGCAAATTTCTTTTTGTCTTTCAGCGCGGCGGTCACTTCGTTAATGGCCGTTTGCGCGTCGTTCAGCGATTTGATGGCCGCTCGGTTAGTAGGGTCCGCGTCTACTTTGGACTGGAGTTTCGCAATAGTTTGGCTCTGCGAAGCCAACCCTTCAGCGGTTGCCGGCAGAACGGTGGCCGGCAGCCGGGTAAGGTCTAGCGCCGTCTTAACTTTGATGCCGGCTTTCTCAAGTGTGGCAAGCGGCAATTCATAGTCGGTCATGAACTTATCCACCGCTTTAGCGTCGATGGCGCCGTTCTTGACTACCGACTGCCGGAACAATTCTTTCACGCCATCGGCTACTGCTGTCTTGGCGTTCTGATTGTTGCCAATCATGTTCACCAAGTTCTGCGCAGCGGCTTCGCCACCTGGCTGGATAAACTTGGTGATGACGTCTTCGGGCAATACCCCCGACTCATTTTTACGCACAACGTCCAAAAGCGCACGCTGGTCGCCGGTTTTGAATCGAGGCACAAATTTTTCGCGGTACAGCGTTATGGCATTAGTATAAGTATTTTTAGCCGTCTGGCTTATGCCACTATTCGCTATTATTTTATCAATTTCGTCATTTAACGGTTTTAACGTAGCATAACGCTTAGAATCACCTAACGATTTTGCCGACCTAAGTTGCTCGTTAATAGTGCTGCGAACACTGTCAATCTCACGCAATGACACCGTTGTTTTGCCCGTTAGTTCAGCAAGAGGACCACTAACGGAAATGTTTGGCACCTCGCCCGCCGCGCTAAACGCTGCTTCATAGGCCGGCTTAATAGTAGTGTCGCGCATCAGTTTCTTTTCGGCCTGCGCTTCCGCAGCAATTACTTGCCCTGGCTGACTGGGCGCAACTTTGGGCAGCGCAGCACCGCTAGTTTCAGCCGCTTGTTGCGCTTGCCGCGACAGCGGGGTAACAACGTCTTCGGCGCCGGCCAAACGGTTGGCAAGTGTTTGCTGTTCCGCCGTATATTGATTGCGGGCTAACTGGTTGACTTCGGTGGTGGCGCGTTTGGCTTCATTTACCAGTACGGCAAACGTAGGGTTGTTGGTCGCCACCGCAATCTGCTCGGCGGTCGCGCCGTTGGACGCCATGTCGATGGCTTTCTGAAGGTTCACTGGGTCGTTGCCAAACGCGCGCGAATAGATTTTGTTGGCTACGTCTTGAACGCCTTTCTCCGTCAGCGCATTGACAACGCCCATAACTCCGGTTGCTGCGGGCGGAATAAGGACGCCCGCCGTGGCACCAAGACCGCCGCCGATGACGGCGCCCGTTATGGGGTCGGTCGGCGACATCATGGCGCCAGCTGGCGCACCAAGCGCGGCGCCGCCAGCAAAGCGTTGACCCGCAGTTAAATCAGAGCCAAATCCGCCAGTTCTAATGGCGGTAGCTAATTTAGGCGCGTTAGCTACCGCCGCCGCGCCGCCCAAAAGTTCGCCAGCGCCCATCAACGCGCCCATCTGAGTAGCGAATTGACCGGTAGCATATTCGGGGCTATTGGGGTTGGCGCCGGTGACATTTGTAATCGCCGCCAACCGCTGTCGCTGTTCTTCTGGCGATTCGCCAGTAGCGATGCTGACGATGGGCGCGCCGCCAGCAGCGACGCCGCCTCCGAGGTTCCTTGCGCGTTGCGTAGGAGAGCTAGATAACCACTGCGCCACGTTCATCAATAACCGTTCGCCAGGTATCTCGTCTTGCGCGGGCGCTGGCGTAGTGGGGGCTGGGGCGATAGGTTCGGGCGCAGCGGGCGTAGCGGTAGGCGAACCAAGCAAATGCGCCACAATTTCATCGTCCGAATAGCCGGCTTTACGTGCGTCGGCCAACTTAAACTTAGACTTTGCCGCTAAATGGTCAGCAATTTCTGCGCTGGAATAGCCGGCGTTACGCGCGCCTTCAAGGTCAAACGCCATTTGAAGCACTCCTAATCAAATGAACCAAGTGGCTGTCTTTCCGTCGGTGCGCCGCCAGCCGGTGCGCCGCCAGCCGGTGCGTTATCAGCTTTTTTGGTTAGTTTTTGTCTTTCCGCCAACCAATTATTGTAGTGCGTAGAAACAGCATCCAAAGCGTCAATAAGCTGTTGCCCTTTTAATCCCGTATCCAGCGTAGCAACCGCAGCTTCCAGCCGCTCCAATTCTTTAACCGCAATGGAGCCCAGCGCGCCGCCCGTTTTGGATTCTTCGCGCATCTGGCGAAGCCGGTCGAAGCCCAAGTTTGCCTTGACGACGTTAAGTTGACCTTCCAACGCTCGCGCATCGGTGGTCGGTATTCCGCTTAGCAAAGACCCAAAACCAGTTGAAGTGCGTGACACCAACCCTTTGGCTTTTGTTATGGCGCCATTCACAATTCGTGCGCTTTCTTCAGCGCCGGCTGCCGTCGCCTCTGCCGCTCGAACGGCGGCTTCTTCTTTGGCTTTAGCTTCGGCTGCAATACGTTCTTCTTTGGTTTGCTCTATCTTAAGACTTGCCGTTTGATAGGGCGTCATCTGGCCTTTACCAAACATCTGGAGATACATGGCTTGTACGTCTTTTGGTTGCGTCATCAGCCATTGTAGGGTTCGCACGTCCGCCGGCGGTTGTCCGGCTTCGGTGGGGGCGATGTGGGTTTCTTTGCGGATTGCCGCCTCATACGCCGGGCGACGCGGGTCGTTGGGAGGAAGTTGCGCCAATTCAGCTTGTAGTTTGCCCAACGTAGTTTGTGGTTTGTTAACCTCAAAATACGTTTTGGCGTCCATCAAATTCTGTTCGACTAGCGTTGGGTCAAACGCGCGGGGCAAGCTAGCCGTTGAGCCTGGGCGAAGCGCCTCTAGCTGGGGGAGCGCCGCATCGTAAGACGCTTGGTCGCGAATGCCGGCCCAAATATCACGGCCAGCGGTGACTAATTTGG